TAGCATATGGCATCTCTCATCGAATTGATTCTTCTTCTTACCATCATAGAATACACCCTTATATAAAGCTAACTTCTGCACCCATCCAGAAAACTTATTCTGTGTAAGCCATTTCTTGTAATCATTATACTCATCAGTAAAATCATTGTATAATTGCTTCTTAACATAGCTGTGGCCCACCTTGATATTATCCTCATCCATTGCCCATTCATAGAAATCAAATGATGTATCCTTAATAAATTTCCTCTTCTGAAGATTAACAAAATCATGAGATACTAATCCATTTTCTAAGAAGTAGTGTAAGCATTGGATCATATAGTTATCGAATATGTGCCATTCTGCATCATCCCAATCATCAAATAATTGCCTTCCAAATTCATCAGCTGGAGTATATCTTACATTGAAATAACTACTAAATTCTATCTCAAACTTTCTTCTCTCAAATGATCCACCAACTCCACCGATAGTATAATTGGTACTCATCAGTATCTTTGGTGTATCAGCAAATGGAATATGTATTGCATCCTTATTCTTCTTTTCTAATGTTATTCCTTCAGTTACAAGGCTAAACATATTCTCAAAAGGAAAGTTCTTACTGACATCATCAAAATCTAATATCTGTGTATCTACTCCAACGGTCTGGAATGGAAATGATTTATTGAAATTAAATTGCTTTCCATCCAAGATAGATAGATTCTTCATCTTACCTAATGCTTGAGCAAATAAGCCCTTACCACTTCCTCCATTTGGATTATCAGATATAACCTCATCATTACAGATAACTGCTCTGTTCTTACCAGCAGATTTATAAGAATGTAGAAAGAATCCTATTACAGATTTAAAGCTATTATACCTCATGTTATTCTGCCCAGCTATAAGCCAGATAAATTTTCTATACTCTGCATTATGATGATCAACAGCTTTATAATCTCTTTGTATTATCTGTTTCTTCCAAATAAAGCCATTAAGATTCATGTAATCAATCTCTTTTACTTCAGTCATTGTTACCTCCAATGCACAATTCTGATAGTATAGATAGCAAGTATCAGCAGTATCTCTCTTGAAGTTTATATCTACTGAATCAAGTAATGATAGATATTTCTCTGAGAAGTAGTTAGGATTATCTGCCATGTAATCATATGGCTTCATTCCAAAATCAGCAGAATTATCCATTAAGTAATTGAGTACAAAATCCTTTATTCTTTGTGTAGATGTATTATCTACTATATTAGAATCCATTTCAATAAATACTGGAATCTCAGATCCAGATGGATATATTTTAGCATAACCATTCTGCTCTAAAAACTCCTTAAATTTATGTGGTCTTAATCTAATCTTACCTTTAGAATCAAAATCCCAAAACTCAACCGTAGATGCTACTACTTTTATCTGGCTTATTGCATCTTCTATCTCTACCTTACTATAATCTGTAAAGGATGCTACAATATCCTTATGTGTTCTACCATCCTTAATCTTATCCTCTATCTTGTTATAGGTACTTCTATCCTCAAAGAATTTAGAACCAAAATTCACACTACCTCTTCTGTAAGCTGATCTAATAATGGTATTAATTTCTTGCTCAGTAAAGTCCTTAGTGATATACTGGTAAGATAAATGCTCTGCTTCTGATTGGTTTATTCCATAATCAGATAATGCAGCAGCTAACTTAAATAGATTCTCATTCCTTTCACCTTCTTGCATATTGTAATTCTTGTTGAACCACACTAAAATATTCTGTATTATCTTGGATGTAGATTTTAGAATCAATGGAGGATCTACTTCTGCTGTAATCATTATATCCTCTTCTTTCATCTTCTCCCATATAGTGGAATCTTCATTTACATAAATCTCTGGATCATAAGATTCATAGCATACTCTACTAATGTTGGAAGATGATACATCAAAATGTGGTGATTGGAAGAAATCTTCTAAAGCCTCAAAGTATAGCTTATGATCATCCTTATTACATTGTGGAATCTTTACTATTACTTTTAATCCTTCTCCAGATGGAGATATAAAAGATGCATAAGTAAACTCTACACCTTCTGTAATTAGCTTCCAATCCTTTAGGCTCTCTTCATCTTTAAAGCCATCAAAATCTAAGCATATCAATCCAGAATGTTCAAGCAATCCAATATCTGATCTGTTTTTAAACCTACCACTCCAGCAGATGCTTGGTAGATTCTTTTTAAGAGCATTCTTTTCAGTTTTGGTAGTCTTACCCCTTATTTCTTTAATTAAGTCCTTAGAAGCGCCATTTCGTATTCTATCAAAGATAAAATCTGGTGTTCTGTCAAATCCCGTAGCTGTACTATGGATGTTACGAAAAATAGTTACAATCATAATAGTTTATATTTTTGTATCGTTTTATGATATATTTTACTTGCTTCCAATTCAGTTTTATAACAACCTAAATATTTTTGCTTTCCATTAATGCAAATTTGAGCAATCCATCTATTATTACTCTTTTGATAATGTACACCAATCTTTTTTGATGTTCCTCCTTTTCTATCTTTACTTGTATTAACTCTATTGGAAACTATTTGAAGATTATCAAGATGATTATTTGATGTATCATTATCAATATGATCAACTACAATATTTCTTTTATCAGTATTGTGATTAAGAAAAGCAAAAGCTACTAATTGATGTACACCATATATATTTCTTACTCCATCTTTGGATAAAGTAACCCTATAATAACCATTCTTTTCTTTGTGAGATTTACGAATCTTATTTGTAGATACTCTTTTGATTCTTCCAAGATTAGATACTTGATAATACCCCTCATAATTAGGAATATCTTTCCAAAATTCATTTTTATTCATAACACGATTTTTTTTAACACGGTGAATAAAAGAATCGTAGCAGGACCGTGCAACCTCATTGAACCTAATCGCTAAATTAAGACTACGATAATTTAAAAATATCAAATAGAATTCATTATAACAAACTATTTAATCCTTTTGTCAAGTTTGGCTCTTGATTGGCGTAACTTTGTCGGAAAGGAAACCCAGTTATACTCTATCTTTCCTTTATTTCAGACAAAGAAGACAAAGTTTTCCACGAAAAAGTAAATCAAATTTTTTTTCAATATTGCTTTTTGTAGCTTTGACTAATTCAATACTAAACTTTGTCGATTGTCGGAGAAATCCCTACCAAAAAATAAAGTCTTTTATAATATGGTAAAAAATGCTTTTTTTTAGGATTCTGCTTCAAGTATCTGATGTGGCTCTCAACCATCTTAGCTGGATCTTGGATTACCGTACATTGATTATAGCGTATTGGGCCTTTAGGTATTCCATTCTTTTTAAAATGCTCTATTATCTGATCTAGCTTCATAATTTAAATTGTTTTAATCTATCTACTTTTATGTTGTAGCAATCAGTTTTATAGCACCAGCCACTATGATCTTCTTCTCCCTTTTGATTGAACGTGGCTTGTTTATAAAATGCATCTTTGGCTTTATATCCTAAAATAAATGCTTTGGATAAATCTACCATTACATTCATAAATAGATAGAAATTACATCTTTGTTTTATGTTCCAAGCTGGAATACTGGCATTGTGATATGGCTGTGGTAATGTATTTATTCTTTTAGTCTTAATATCTATCTTACATCCATTCACTATCATATCATAGTCATATGTAGAATTATCATCAACTGATAAGCCTCTGGATATAAAATAATCTTTTACTACTATTTCACCCATTGCACCATATATCTTGCTTTTTCCTTTTGTAACTGAACCATTTAATACATCAAATGGATAAAATGTTTCAGCCAATTCTCTCTGTTTCTGTGTTATTAGTAATTCTATCACTTACTCTTACAATTTTACTTAGTAAATCTTCTAATTGTTCTATTGCATCAAAATTGCTATCTGATTTGTTTACTATTTTCACTATCTCTTCTGCGTATATTCTAATTGTTTCTTTCATATCAACTAATTCCAATAATTTTATAATCAATTTTTTTCTCTTCATCTGGATGCATCATCTTTAGCCTCTTCTCAATGATTAGTATTACTGAATCCATTGATAGATTATTAAGTCTAATGGATGCAAATCTCCAATCTTTTTGCGTGGAAATCTTATAATGTATTTGTACTTCAGCCTTCATATTGATCTGATATTTTTAAGCTGAAATAAAATTTGTCTTGGAATAATCTTGGTGAATATATGGCTCTTCTTATTGCCTCAGATCCAAAATCCATATCTACTTCTAATAGAAACAATTGAATTCTACATACTATATCTTTTATGTTATCATAT